TTTGAACAAAGGTTCGATCGAGTTTTCAAATAATTCTCGGATTGTGGCAGCTGCAACGAGCGGGTCATCAATTCGTGGTATGTCAGTCTCACTTCTGTATTTGGACGAGTTTGCTTTTGTGGAAAGAGCGTCTGAGTTTTATACATCTACATATCCTGTTATTTCATCTGGTAAAGAAACCAAAGTTATAATTACGTCTACTGCTAATGGTATCGGAAATGTTTTTCATAAGCTCTGGGAAGGTGCCACACAAGGTGTGAATGAATATCATCCGTTTAGAGTTGATTGGTGGGACGTTCCTGGTCGAGATGAAAAATGGAAAGCACAAACAATATCTAATACTTCTCAACTTCAGTTTGATCAAGAATTTGGAAATACATTTTTTGGAACTGGTGATACGCTTATTCATGCTGAAACATTATTAAATCTAAGAAGAAAAGAACCTATTGAACATACAAAAGACTCTGTTAAAATATATCAAAAACCAATTAAAGGTCATAATTACGTAATGACCGTAGACGTTGCAAAGGGAAGAGGACAGGACTATTCAACCTTTAACTTAATCGATATAAGTACGAACCCTTTTGAGCAAGTAGCTGTATATCGCAACAACACTATCTCTCCTTTACTCTTCCCTAATGTTATATATAAGTACGCTGAATTCTACAATCAGTGTATTGTTGTCATAGAATCAAATGATGCTGGTCAAGTCGTGTGTAATGGTTTATATCATGAACTAGAATATGAAAATATGTTTGTTGAATCCACAATAAAATCAAGTGGACTTGGATTAAACATGACAAAGAAAGTAAAACGTATTGGTTGTTCAGCATTTAAAGATCTGATAGAGAATCAAAAAATAGACATATGCGATGAAGATACGATACTAGAAATATCAACATTTGTGGCGAGAGGACAATCATATGAAGCCTCCGAAGGTAACCATGATGATTTAGTGATGAATTTTATTTTATTTGGATTCTTTGTAGGAACAACTTACTTTGGTGAACTTACTGATATTAGTATTAAAAAACTTATGTTTGAGCAAAGAATGCTAGAAATTGAAAATGATGTACTACCGTTTGGTATACATGATGACGGACTACCAGAAACTCATGTTGAAGTCGAAGATGGTTGGGCTGTGGAATATTCTAATAAGAATTTCTAGAAAATAAAATTATATAAATATAGTTAATTGAACATAACCGTATTATGAAACACAAAAAACTTATAATTTTTCATTTGGAAGGAAAGAGACATGGCTTTATTCGCACCATCTGAGTCTCCAGCCGTAGTAGTCAAAGAAGTAGATCTAACGGGTATCGTACCTAACGTACAGTCGTCAACAGGCGCTTATGTAGGTAGGTTTCGTTGGGGACCAACAGGCGAGGCTAGACTCATATCCAACGAGGCAGGACTCGTTGAAACTTATACTGCGCCAGACGACGCGCATTCAATAGATTTTCATGGAGCATCATATTTCTTAAGATATTCTAACTCAATGCAAATAGTTAGAATGCATAACGGAGCTAACAACGCTCATAGTGGAGATAGTGCATCCTTGGCAATTGCTATCGGTAATCAAGACGATTTCGATGCACAACTCGCCGCCTTAGATTCTGACAATGTCGGATACGTAGGTAAATATCCTGGCGAGTTAGGAAACTCATTAAAACTAGAAACTTTCGCAGCAGATGCCTCTGGCTCAACTTCAACGTTTGCTTCTTGGCCTTTTCAGTCATTTTTTGACAGAGCACCAGGTACAAGTGCAACTGCAACTGCTGATACTGCAACTCATGACGAAGTACATGTAGCAGTTGTTGACGAAGACGGAAAGTTTTCTGGAACAAAAGGAACAGTTTTAGAAGTATTTCCACACGTATCAGTTGCTGAAAATGCAAAGAATACAGACGGAAGTACTAATTATCTAAAGGATGTTATTAATAGACGATCTCAATATGTTTGGGTCGCTGATATTACACAACTAGGCCTCGGTAATGCTGCCGGAACAGCAACATCACCAGCTAAAAACTATGCTACAGGTAGATCAGCTTCACGTGTTCAGACATCTTTAACCGACGGTGATGATGGATCAGCATTAACAACTGGTAACTATCAAAGTGGATTTGATAAGTTTGAAGATCCAGATGTTATTGAAGTTGATTTCTTAATCGCACCGGGGTTAGGCTCTTCAGCAGATCAAGTAACAATAGTCAATGACCTAGTTGCAACAGCAGCATCTTTAAGAAAAGATTGTGTAGTTGTAACATCACCAAACAGAGCAGCAGTAGTTAATAACGCTGCAGGTGCGGTGTCTGCGGTTGCTACAGGAGTTACTAACTTTACAAAGAGTTCGTATCTTATTGTCGATAACAACTACCTAAAAGTTTATGATAAATTTAACGACAAGTTTATCTTCATACCAGCAGCTTCATCAACAGCGGGTATTATGGCCGCTACTGATAGAAATGCTGCACCGTTCTTTTCACCTGCAGGTTCACGAAGAGGTCAATACCTTGGAGTTACTGCATTAGCATATAATCCTAATAAATCAGATAGAGATGTTCATTATAAGATTGGTGTCAATCCTGTAGCGAATCTTCCTGGTCAAGGAATATTACTATTCGGTGATAAGACACATCAAGATCGACCATCTGCATTTGATCGTATTAATGTTAGACGTTTATTTCTTGTACTCGAAAGAGCAATATCTACAGCTGCAAAAGCTACTATCTTTGAATTCAATGATGAATTTACAAGAGCAGAATTTACAGGCATTGTAGAGCCAGTTCTTCGAAACATTCAAGGAAGACGTGGAATCACAGACTTTAAGATAGTTTGTGATGAAACAAATAATGGTCCAGAGATTGTCGATACTAATCAATTTGTTGCTAACATCTTCATTAAGCCCGCAAGATCAATCAACTTCATCACACTTAATTTTGTTGGAGTAAGATCAGGCGTTGAGTTTAGCGAAGTTGTTGGAACTGTATAAATATTGGTAAGGAGATAATAAAATGGCTATACAAAACATAGAAGCTTTCAAAACCGCGCTTACTGGTGGTGGCGCACGTGCTAATCTCTATCAGGTTACATGTACACCTCCAAGCAATATTGGAACATCTTTACCTGGATTAGGTGGATCTGATTCTAAACTACAGTTCTTATGTAGAGCAGCACAGCTTCCTTCATCAACGATGGGAGTTGCACCTGGATTCTTTAGAGGTCGTACAATCAACTTTGCTGGTGACAGAACTTTTGAACCTTGGGTTATAACAATCTATAATGACACTGATTTTATGATCAGGTCATCTATGGAAAAATGGATGAGACAAATGAATTCGCATGAAGCGAACACTGGTTTGTCTAATCCTAGTGACTACAAAGGAAATCTTTCTGTACAGCAATTGGATAAAGACGGACAATCTCTTTATTCATATAGATTTGTAGGAGCTTTTCCAACAAACGTGTCTGCAATAGATCTAGCATATGATGCTAACGATCAGATAGAAGAATTCTCTATCGAGTGGCAGATCGATTACTGGGAAAGTGGAGAAAATAATACTGCGATTGCGGGTGATGGTAATATTACTGGACGTAACTTTACCGCATTCACAAGCTCTTAATCAGTGAATAAATAAATGTGAGGGGCAGAAATGCCCCTTGCAAATACAAACTAAAGGGTCGTTATGGCAGAAGAGAATTCAATTAAATTATTCGGTTTTGAGATTAAAAGAGCTAGTAAGACTAGTGATAAACTAAAGTCTGTAGTTCCGCCTCAAAGTGAGGACGGTGCAGGATACATTACTGCCTCAGGAAGCTACTATGGACAATACGTTGACATTGACGGTAACAATGCAAAAGATAACTATTCATTAATAATGAAATACAGAGGAGTCGCTACTCATCCAGAAGTAGATGCAGCTATAGAAGATATTGTTAATGAATCTATAGTAGTAGATGACGAGTCAGGTGTTGTATCACTTGGTCTAGATGACATCGAAGCTACTGATCAAATCAAAGAATCTATACAAGAAGAATTTAAAGGTATACTATCAATGCTTAACTTCAAGGAGTTAGGTCATGATATATTTAAGAGATGGTATACTGACGGAAGAATATATCACCATTTAGTAGTTCCAGATGGAAATGAAAAAGGTGGAATACAAGAAATACGTTTTATTGATTCACTTAAGATTAGAAAAGTAAAACAAATTAAAAAAGAAAAAGATCC